CGAACAACCAGCACCCACCCCCAGCCCAGCCAAGCCACCACCACAACCCAAACCAGCAACACCCCGGCACACCCCAAAACCAAGCCACACAAGAAAAACAAGCCCCCAACCCAGCCACCGAACAGACACGGCCAGACAGTCGTGCCGTGTGTGTCGCGGCGTGGTTTGTGAAACGGTCAGTGCGGGCGGCTGGATCTGAATGCCTTTCAGACGCGGTGTGCGCTGTGTGACGTTGTATGTACAGCGTGTTACGTTGTATGACATGCGATCGACCCCGCACACGGCCCGTTTCCCTGATGACGTGTGGGAGGCGGCGAAAACCCGGGCGGCTCGTGAGCACCGCACTATGACTGACGTGCTGGTGCGGTTGCTGCGGGAGTGGGGCACCGGTGAGACGGATGTCCCTGTGTCGCTGCCTGCCCGGCTAGTCGCGGCCGGTGACGGGGCGCCGGAGGTCCCGGCGGCCCCGGCGCTGGCTGTGGCGGGGGGTGGCGGGGGCCGGGGGGCTGTTTCGAAGCCGGCCCGCGGTGGCCGGGACGGCTGCCTGCATCCTGGTGTTGGGCGGAAGCAGCGTTGCCCGGCGTGCGGTATGTACAACGTGTGACGTTGTCATGCGCTGTATGTACGGCCGCGCCCGGCTCGAGGATCGTGGGCCGGGCGCGGCGCGTCTGGTCAGACTGCCTGGCGTGCCTGGCGGCACACTTCGGCCCACGCCGTCTCATGCGCGCGGACAAACTTGCTGGCGGCCCGTTTGCCGTCGAATTCGGCCCGGTTGCCGGACGGGTGCCAGTAGGCGATCAGGTGACGTGCCCCGCCGGTGACGCTGGCCGTGATCGAGTAGGGCTGGCCTCCGCCCCACGACCCGGGCTTGCCCGGCCGCAACGCTACTTCGCGTCCCCACCGGTCTTTCAGTCCCGGGATGATGGCCCGCAGCTCACCGGCAGTCTCCGGCGCGGTGGGGGTGGCCTGGCGGATGATCCGGGTAACCGTGGCAGGCTTGGCAGGCTTGGCGGGCTGCGGCGCCGTCTCGGGCGTCTCCGTGGTGGCCGGGTCAGGCTTGACCTGGGCAGCCTCGGCGGGCGCGTCCTTGACCTCGGCGGGCTTGGCGGCCGGCTGCGGCTTGACCGCTGGCCGGTCGATGCGTATCGGCATCACCAGGCCGCGGAACCCACCCGGCCGCGAACCCTCCGGCGTGATGACCAGCGGCTTGCCCACGGCCACCCATCCGAGCGTCACCGGCCCTTTCAGGCTGGCCAGGATGCTGCCCACGTAGGCCGGGTTATAGGCCACCGTGTGACCGACCACCCGGTAACCGGGCCCGGACGTGGCCACGCCACCCATGTCCAGCCGGCACGGCACGCTGGCTGACGAGACAACTTTGCCGTCACGCCGCCCGGTCACCGTCACCCGGCCCGACCGGAACTCCAGGTACACGGGCGAATTCTTCTCGATCACGGCGCCCGCGCGCTTGACCGCTTCCGCCAGCGTGCCGGCGTCAACCGTGGCGGTCACTTCGGATGTCTTCGGCAGCAGCGACCGGAAGCGCGGGAACTCGCCATCGATGGGATGCACGATCAGGTCCCGCGTGCCGTCCGAGAAACCGGCGAACTCGCCATAGCCGTCCTTGCACCCATCCATCGGCGCGGCCAGGTGAACCGTCACGTGCGCGTTCTTGGCGGCCAGCTTGGCGTATGTGGCCAGGATCTTGGCCGGGATCGACGCCTGGCGGCCGGCCGCGTCACCGGTGCCCGCTGCGATCTCTTCCACTGCGAGCCGGTAACGGTCGGTCGCTGCCAGCGTGATACCGGACTCTGCGAAGTCAAACAACACCGTTGTCAGCGACCGCAGCGTGTCGTCAGTGGACGCGCACACAGCCACCCGCCCGACCGCGCCGGCGAAAACGCTTCCGTCCACCGTCGCGACCTCGGCGGGCATCGCCGGCAAGGTGGGGTAGTCCGCCACCGGAAGGAGCTCCACTGACGCACTCACACCCTCGCATTCGAGCGTGAGCGTGTCACCGGTGGCTGTGGCGGTCACTGTCGCGCTCTTGCCCCCCGGCAAGCCCTTCACCGCAGTAACCAGCTCCCGGCCGCGTGGCAGGATCGTTCCGGCGGCCGTGACATCGGCGGAGACGCGCGCCCGGGCGGTCATGTCGTAATCGAACCCACTGACCGTGACCGTGCCAGTGCTGGCCTGTAGGTGAACCCCTGCCAGCACTGGCACGGCCGGCCGCGTAGACAGTCCTTTGACGGCCCATGCCAGCCCGGCTGCCAGGTCGCTCTTGCTTACGGTGAACATCACTTCGGTAGTCACTTTGGGTAACCCTCCCGTTGCCCTAGTGGATGGTTCGATGCGTGGTCAGGCGAACTCGCGCAGAACGGCTAGGTAGTCCTCGCCATCCCAGGTGAGCCGCACGCAGTCGCTGTACTCCGGGTCAGTGGATATCCAGCCGTGCCGTTGTGCGCGCTGGCGGGTGGACTTGCTCACCTGGCGGTCGATGCGCGCGACGGTGCATGGCGGCAACTCCGCCATCGCCAGCGCTGCCAGGTCCTTACGCTCTGCTGCGGTGAGTTTGCGTGCCATTGCTGATCCCTCCCGATCGTTTGGCTAGCCCCATGTGGGCTGTGAGCCGGCCCGGTCACCCGGGCCGGCCGGACAGCTCACGCGGAACCGATTCGCCCCATCGCGGAATCGTGCCTGTCCCACGCCGCCACGACAGGCCAGGGAACGCCCGCCACGTCCACCCGCATCGCCACTACCTCACGCCAGGTCAGCTGAGGATTGGCCTCCACCCGCTCTGCTTTGGCCGCGCGCCATCCCACTTCAATCTCGCGCCGCTCGTCCGCGGTCCATGTCCACGTCTCGCCCATCGCTGCCATCCCCTCCCGTTGCTTGCGCCTCACACTAGTGGACTCTACCCTACTAGGGAAGAGTTGACACGCAGATTCAGCAATCCTCGGCGTGTCGGCACACACACTGACCAGCGACGGGACCAGACCCCCGGACCCGGGACACCCCCCGGAACCCACCCCCTCCCCCCCGGTCCGGTACCAGATGTGCCAGGCAGCCCCCGCGCACCAATCAGCCTCTTGCCCTCAACCCCCTAACGTCACATTCCCTCCCTTTTCACCCCCGGCCGTTTCCCTTCCGTTCCCGGGTCACGAAGCAGGGCTCGCGATTTTCCGGGGGTGCCCGTGCCGAGACGGCCCATGGTTCGATACCGTGATATCGTCCTCACTGTGAGTGACGAGACGCAGGGTTTCCCGGTGCGCCTGCCGAAGGCCGTCTACGAGCGGCTGCGGCGTGCCAAGTTCGATCACCGTGTCCCGATGAACGTGATCGTCACCGAGGCTGTGGACCGGTTCCTGGCCGACGAAGACGCGGTCGCCGGGTTCGCGGAGACTGTGCGAGCATCGAGGGGGAGGCAGTCATGACAGCAGGTAACCGGCCCAGGAGGCAGCCGGACCGTGGTGAGCAGATGCAGGCGCTCGGGGGGCTGGCGGCGATCGTGATCGGGGCGGTGCTCGTGTACCTGCTGAGCCCGCGTGCGCCGCTGGCCCAGCACCCGGGTTCCCCGGCGGCGCTGCTGGGGGTCGGGCTGATCGGCGGGGGGATCGCGATGATCGCGGAGGTCATGAGGAAGCCGCACCCGGGGCGTGGGGCGAGGCGGCGGTGAACGGAACGGGTGGCCCTCGGCGCGTCCCGGGCACGAGCGTCACCGCCTGCCCGGACTGCGGCGCCGGGCTCGGCGGCGCTCGTGGAGTTCACTCCAATGCGCGCAGCATCTGGTGTCTCGGCTGCGGGTGGGGCTGCAACCGAGACAGCACCGGCCAGCCAGTGACCCCTGATGGCCGGCCGGTCTTGAGGCAGCGGTGAGCGCTGAACTGGCGGAGTTCCTGACCGCCTGCCTGGACGAGGACGAGGCGGCTGCAAAGGCGGCGGCCGGTCCTGACTGGCTGGAAGACGGCTCACCGTCACTGGTGGTCTTCACCCGCCAGCAGGATGAAGGCCCGCGGCAGGGCGTGCGCGGTATTGCCTGGTGCAGCAACGGCTACGACGATGATCGCGCGAACATGGCCCACATCGCCCGCCACGACCCGGCCCGCGTGCTGCGTGAGGTCGAGGCTGGCAGGCACCTCATCGCTGACTACTCGGCCGTGACCGAGGACGCGCCACCCGACCGGTACCTTCCGACCGGCGAACTACAACCGGAGTGGGCGCAAGTCGAGTGCCTGCACCGTGAACTGACCCGGCGCGCCGGGGTCTACAGCGACCGCCCCGGATACCGGCAGGTGTGGGCTCCGTGACCGGCCGGCGTGGCGGCAAGGCAACCGCGACGCGCCGGGCCACCGAGCGTGCCGCTTCGGACGGGAAGCACGTCCATTACGCCGCCCGCGACGGGATGTGGTGCATCACCCGGCAGCCCATCGGGTTCCTGTACGTGCTGCTGACACGCCCGGCTTAGTCACGCCGCGTCACGGTTTCGGTCACACGCCGTGGCACACTGTCACCATGAGCAACCACCCGGCTCAGCGCCCCCGAAGCGGCAACGACGGAGCAGCCTCCCCGAACGGTGCGGCAGGCTTCACCAGAACCCCGGAGCAGGCGGCTGACAGCATCATGGCCCAGCATCTGGCTGGGCTTCAGCAGATCCTCGTGAACCTGCCCCGCATGGTCGCCGACGCGGTAGGGGTCGCGATCCAGTCGTCCGGGCCGCTCGGGCTGTGCGTCACGTGCTTGGGGCGGCTGCAGGAGTGGCAGCGCGCCCACGGCGACGAGGTGGCGCTGGCGCGGGCGAAAGCGCTTGAGGCCGCCGGCGGGGACGAGGCCGCCGCGGCGGAGGGGATCATCCCGTTTCTGCGGCCCGAGCTGCGGCCCGGCGGGCCGGAGGCGGCGCCGTCGATCCTGAACGCGCAGATGATCGTGAACGGGACCGGGGTGTGCGTCCCCGACGCACCCGCGGCCGGGCTTGTGCCGCAGCAGGCGCAGCCGGCGCGGGCGCCGATCCTTGTCCCGCCGCCGGGGATGAGCCACGCCGCCGCCGTCCATGCGGCCCGCCACGACCCCAACCTGCCCGGAATGCCCGAGCAGGTCGCTGAGGGGATGAAGGGCTAGCGGGGTGGGAACGGCGAAAGGAACCGCGACCCGTCCCACCGCTGCCGGGCTGATCCGCCGCGACTTCCACGGGGCGGTGCTGCTGAAGTACTACATCCCGCTGCCGGACGGCGGGAACGCTCAGGCGTTCATCGGCAAGGTGTCGGTGTTCAGCGACGAAGAGGCCCTCGGGTTCAAGGTCAGCGGCGGCGAAAGCAACTGGTGTGTCCGCGTCGCCGGGGCGTCGGCGGCGCTGACCTTTCCAGGCTGCCAGGTCCGCGCCGTCATCGCGCTCCCGGCCGGCGCAGGGGCGAAGAACACCGACTACTGGCCGGTTCCGTGAAGCTCCTGGCCGAGCACGACACACAAGCCGGCCCGCAGGCCACGGCCCGGGAGTTCCGGGTGATCGGGACCGGCCGCGCGCTGCCCGAGGGTGCCCGCTGGGCCGGCACCTGCCCGCGCACAGCCGCGGGGGAAGTCTGGCACCTGTACGAGGTCACGCCGTGACCGCACCCATCCAGGTCCGGGCCGGCCTGACCCTGCCCGAACGGCTCACCCTCCGCGAACTACTCGTGGACTGGTACGCCGAGCACGGCATCGACGAGGAACACGCCATGCGGCAGCACCGGGGGCCGTCCTGCTTCACCGGGGCGCCGCTGCACGAGCCGTGCGGCAGCGAGGGGCCGGGCGGCGTGGGGTGCATGTGCGAGTGCCACGACGCCGCCGCGCCCACTGAACGCGCCGCGCCGGTCCCGGCAGCCGAAGAGGCGGAGGTGTAGCGGTGCCCGTCATCGACTGCCACTGGTGCGCTGAGCAGCACGGCGACCTGCTGCTGTGCGCCCCGGCGAAACGGATCCTCGACGCCCTCTATGCCCGCGGCATGGAACTGAACATGCCCACGATCGAGTTCCCTGAGCCTGTCCACGGCGCGGGGATGTTCGGTGACGGCACGGTGCTGGTGTCGCAGTTGGTGGTGAAGGCCGCGGTCGTGCCGGTCGCTGGGGTGCACCAGCCGACCCTGATCTTCACCGGCCTGGACGCTGGGCGGCGGCCGTTGCCGTCGTGGGTGGTCCCGGCCGACGAGGAAGGGATCGGGGCGGTGGTGAAACTCGTCAGCGACACCGGGGACATGGCGGTCCGGGGAGCCAGGAAAGCGCGGCGGGAGGCGTCATGAGCACAACCAGCGACCGGGGTGACCCGCGCCTGGGGCACGGCAGCGACACCGCACCGGTCCCCATGAACGACGTCTACCTCGTCCTGTCCGAGGAGGACCGGGCGAAAGGCTTCGTGCGCCCCGTCCGCCAGTCCTACCGGCACCGCGACCCCGGCTGCGAAGCCGTCACCACCATGTCGCGGGCCATCGCCGAGACCTACGCCCGCGACCCGGCGTTCTACGGAGCCACCTACTGCACCGGCTGCCGGATGCACAGGCCGACCGGGGCAGAAGGCGAGTTCACCTGGATGGACGCCGCAGGCAACGACACGGGGGAGCTAGTCGGCACCTGACGCCTGACACATCGGGGGGTGTGATGGCCAAGCAGCACGATCGGTACTGGGTCCACAGCGCGCCGGAGGATCTGCCCGGCGGCACCGAAGGGCTCCGGGAATGCGGGAGGGGGCTGTGGTGCGCGGCCCGGCAAATCAACCCCGCCACTGAGCGGGTGATCACGCCGGCGATGTCGCCGCGGGCGTTCTGCATGAAGGACGAGGGCATCATCGCCCAGGCCCTCCGCGACCTGCCGGCCGTGTACAAGCGGCTCGGGGCGGCGATCGGCGACCCGCAGTCGGCGGAGATCCTGCTGAGGATGCCGTTCGGCCCGTCGCTGCCGATCCGCGGCGACGTCGACGAACTGCTCCGCCTGATCAAGGAGACGCTGGCCGGGTGGGAGGAACGGGTCCGCGCCGCCGCCGGGTGGACGCCGCTGGACACCCAGGAAACCCTCGCCCGCTCCTGGCAGGCCACGGTGGAGCAGGCATGCGAGACGCTGGGCAACCTGATCTGGACCATGTTCGGGCTGGAGTACGAGCCGATGTGGCGGCCGAAACCGTCGCAGCGTGACATCGACGCCGGCGTGGCCCCCGAGGTGGTGCTCGCCGTCGAGGAGTCCGCCCTGGTGCTGCTCGACGGGGCGTGGGCCGGCAGGGAGATCCTCCGCATCGAGTACGGCGCCCGCGCGGTCATGCTCGAGACCGACCCGCAGCCCGAAGACCTGGTGGGGGTGCCGTGCCGCCGGCCGGGCTGCGACCACTACGCGCTGCGGCGGGCGGCGCTGCCGTCCCACGCGGGGGACACCGAGTTCTGGTCGCAATGCCAGGTGTGCGGGCACCTGATGACCCGCGCCGACTACGACGTCTGGGTCGGGCAACTGGCCGCCTTCCATCGGGCGCGACTGGCCGCGATGCCCGTGCTCGGCGCGGTCCCGGCGCCGTTAGCGACGACCGGGGAAGCCGCCTAGGAGGCATGCCGGACACGCCCGGGTGATCGTGTGATTGCCACCCGTAGCGAGCCATGGTACTTTGCGCCGTAGACGAGTATGCCCCGGGACAGGTGCCCGGGGTTTTCGCATGTCAGGGGGCTGCTGATGGAAATCGTCCCGCGTCCTGACGGGCTCATCACCGTCGCCCAGGCGGCTGCGCTGTGTGGAGTTAAGCCTCCGGCGGTCCGGCACTGGATCAACCGCGGCTACGACTCCCGGGATGGCAGTGAGCACCTGTACCTCCGCGTCGCCCGCCGCGACGGCCGGGAGATCCTGCTCGACCCGGTGGACGTGGCCAAAGCCAAGTACGCGACCGACGTCCGGGCACGCCGGGTCACCGGCTTTCATCCTGCCTACGCCGCCTGACGAGAGCACCTGATGGCCACCGGGCACGAGCCTGTCGAGCAGGTCCGCCACACCGTCACCGTCACCTGCACCTCTTCGGGGCCGCTCACCGGCGCCACCGAAGACGAGAACGGGTCACCGTCGACGGTCCTGGCCGACGTCGAGGCGTTCTGTGCCGCGCTGCGGGCCCGTGGCGCCAGTGACGGCCTGGTGATCGGCGGCGCCGGGGAACTGTCCGCCGTCGTGAACCTCGGGGGTGAGTGATGCCACGCAGCAGTAACAAGGGCGGCCGCAGGCGCACCCTCGAGCAGGTCGGCAGGGACGCCGAGGCGCTCGCCCTGCACTGCCAGGGGAAGACCTACCGCCAGATCGCCACCGCGCTCGGCTGGAAGAACCAGGCCAGCGCGTTCCAGGCGGTGAAGCGGGCCATCGCCGACCGGCAGCGGGACAAGCTGGAGCAGGTTGACCACTTCACGCTGGCGATAGCCCGGATCGAGGCCGGTCTGCGCACCTGCCAGGAGATCATCGACACCCCGCATTTCCTCGCCGCCCCGGGCGGGAAGATCGCCACCGTCTGGGACGCGGAACTGGAACGGGATGTGCCGGTGCTGGACGACGGGCCGAAGCAGCGGGCCATCACCGAGATGCGCCACCTCAACGATCAGCTCATCCTGCTGATGGACCTCAAGCCGCCGTCGAAGCAGCGGATCGAGGTTGTCACCGAGGACGTGGTGAACCGGGAGATCGAGAAGCTGACGAAGGAGATCGCCGATGCCGGGGGCGCCCCTGGTCCAGGCGTCGTCCGAGAAGCTCCAGCATCTAGCTAGGCTCCGGGAGCAGAAAGCCGCGATCGAGGCCGGCCGGATGGCCGGTCTCGACGTGTTCCCTCTGCTCGGCTACCAGCCGCACGCCCAGCAGCAGTTGTTCCACAACGCCACCGAATCGGACGTTTTGTACGGTGGGTCGGCGGGTGGCGGCAAGTCCGTCGCCATCGTCGCGGAAGGGCTGAAATGGTCAGCTAGGTACCCGAAGTTCCGGACCCTGCTGATCCGCCGCTCCTACGACGAACTGGAAGAAAGCATCTTCCCCGCGCTGCGGAAGTTCGCCTACGGGGAAGCGATCGGCGCCAAATGGAACGGGGTCAAGCGGGAACTGAGGTTCCCCAACGGGTCCCTGTTCCGGTTCCGCTACCTCGAATCCCTCGACGACGCCTCCCGCCGGCAAGGTGGCGAGTACCAGCTGCTCCTGGTGGACGAGCTCACCCTGATGGCACCCGGTGTCGTGGACTTCCTGCGGTACGAGCGGCTCCGGTCGGACGGCACGCTGCCGGTCGTCGGGGTGCGGGCCACCTCCAACCCGGGCGGCCCGTCGCACGCCGAGGTGAAAGACCGCTACATCGAGCCCACCGAGTTCGGCAAGAAGGTCGTACAGGACGGCCACGGGCTCACCGTGCGTTTCATCCCGGCCCGGGCCACCGACAACCCCCACCTCGACCGCGGGTACATGGCCCGCCTCGACGCCATCCCCGACCCGAACCGCCGCGCCGCGATGCGCGACGGCGACTGGTCGGTGTTCTCCGGCATGGTGTTCCCCGACTTCAGCCCGGACCGGCACATCATCGAGCCGGCCGAACTGCCCGCCTCCTGGCTGCGCTACTCGAGCGTGGACTGGGGCTACACCGCCCCGTGGGCTGTGCTGTGGGCCGCGGTGGACGAGGACAGCCGCGTGTGGGTCTACCGGGAACTATACGAAAAAGGCGTCGGCGAGGAAGACCAGGCGCGGCGCATCCTGGCCGCCGAGAACGAGGGCGAGCTAATCACTGCCCGCTGGGCTGACGACGCGATGTGGGCGCTGCGCGGGGACGCGAAGCCGATCGCCAGCGTCTACGCGGACGGCGGCGTGCACCTTACCCCGGCTGGCAAGGGGCCCGGGTCGCGGGTGCAGGGCTGGCAGCGGTGGCATTCCTACCTGGCCGAGGACGGCGCGTGCCCGCGCCACCGGGCGATGGGCTGGGAAACCTGCCCGAAGATCCACATTTTCTCCACCTGCCGCAACCTGATCCGCGAGATCCGCTCGCTCCCGTACGCGACGGTGGGCAACCCCGAGGACTCCGACCCCAAGGCTGACGACCACTGCATGGACGCTGGCCGCTACCTGCTGGTCAACCTCGGCGGCGGTGCCCAGTTCTTCACCGCCCCGCCACCCCCGGCCCCGCTCGGCCCCGGTGCCCCGCTGACCCCGATGGGGAACTACGCCGTCCGGGACGCGCCCAAGGTGGCCGCCGCCGACCGGCGGCAGGGCGCCACCCAGACATGGCAGGACGCGCTGGCCTCCTCCCGCCCCACCTGAACCGGTCCCGGGAGGTACGGTGCAGCTAACCGGCCTCCTGCCGTGGCGTGTGGCCGAACGGAAACGGAACGCCGCACCCCCCACTACCCCGGCGCCGATCCCGGCGGGGTTCAGCGGGAAACTGCCGGCCCGGTCCGGGTTCATCCTCGGCGTCCCCCCGCAGGGCACCGACGCCAACGACTACAGCCAGGGCGCGGCCACCGAGACCGACCGCGGCACCCTCCTGCAGGAACTGTGGGAGGAATACCTCCGGTGCCCGTGGGCGTGGGCGTCAGTCAACGCCATCGCACGGACCGTCACCGCCGGCGGCCTGGTGATGAAATGGGACTCCGACACCGGCGAAGGCGACCAGAAGCAGCCGGCCAAGCCGCCGCAGGTGCTGGCGTTCGAGCGGCTGCTGGCATTCTGCAACCCCGAGCAGGACATCCGCCAGCTCATGCGCAACGTGGTCGCCGACCTGCAGGTGTTCGCGGACGCGTTCATAGAGGTCGTGTGGCTCGGCAACCTGCCGGTGGCGCTGTACAACCAGGACTGCCCCACCACGTTCCCCGTCACCGACCAGCACGGGAACGTGACCGGGTACAAGCAGGTCACCGAGTACGGGCAGGAAGCGGACTTCGAGCCGCACCAGATCATCCACATCTCGCTGGACTCCGCCCGCCCGTCGATGCTCGGGGTGTCCCCGACGCACGCGGCGGAAGAGTCGATCGTCGCGTGGATGTTCCTGCACTCGTGCGAGAAGGAAGCGGCCCGGCGCGGGCTGCCGCCGAACATCCACGCCGACCACCCGGCCGGGACGCCGGACACCGAGGTCACCAGGTGGCAGGACCAGTATCAGGTCCGCAACATCGGCCCCCAGAACGTGGGGACGCCGATCACCACCAAGGGCGGCGGGAAGGTAAACGAGCTCCAGTCGGCGAAGCTGTCGGAAATCCTGGCGGCGAAGAAGGAAGCCCGCAACGAGATCGTCTCCTCCTACGGTGTCCCGCCCGCCAAGATCGGGATCATCGAGTCCGGGAACCTCGGCGGGGGCACGGGCAGCGACCAGAACAAGACCTGGTTCCTCGACATCATCCAGCCGACCGGCGGCCTGGTCGCCGAGAAGATCCAGTTCCACCTCGCGGTGAAGGCGTTCGGCGTCATCGGCTGGCACGCCGAGTTCGCCGGCGTCGACTACCGCGACGACCAGACCATCGAGAACATCCGCGACATGCGGCTGCGCAACGGCGCCTGGACGAGAAACCGGTACGCCGCCGACATCGGGGAGCCCCCGGTGGACGGCGGCAACGACCCGGTGCTGGTCGCCCGGCAGGACATCATCTTGTGGCGCGACATGGCCGACCGGTCCCGCGCCGGGGTGGAAGCCCTCACCGGCGACCCGGCCACCGGGCAGGACGGGCCCGCCGCGGACGGCCCCGGCAAGCCCGGCCCCGCGCCGAACCCCGGGCCGGGGTCGGCGGTGGGGAACGAGGCGATCCGCGCCATCGTCGCGGCGGTCGTCGCCGAACTGCGCGCAGGCGACCCAGGTTCGCTGCTGCTCGAGCACACGCCGAAGCTCACCGCCGGCGACCGGGTGTGGAACCAGCTGTCCCGCAACTTCCCCGCCTCGTCGCTGGAATGGGTGAAGGACGCACGGTGGGAAGGCCCGGTGCTGCTGCACCCCGACCAGATCGCCACCGAAGACCTCCCCGAATGGACGGCGAGCCATGACGGGCCGGACGTGGCCCGGCTAAAGCGGAAACTGGGCCGCACCGGCAAGCTGAAGCCCGCGGTGCTGGTCCGCACCCCCGGGTCGCTCAAGGACGTCATCGTGGACGGCCACCATCATGTCCTCGCGGCGCTGGAAGCCGGGCATCAGGTGCGGGCGTACGTCGGGCATGTCGACGACGCCGTGGGCGGCTGGACAACCATGTCCACCCGCCAGCACCGCCGGGCCGAAACTGTGGGCGAGGCCGCCAAGGTGGACCCGCGGGACGTTCACTACCGGCCGGCCACCAGCACCGCCGAGCGGTGCGGGACCTGCGTCATGTTCCGGCCCAGGGGCGACGGCAGCGAAGGCGGCTGCACGATCGTCCGGGGCGTCATCGAGGCCGGCCATGTGTGCGACCGGTGGGCGGACAAGGAGGGGTGATGAACGCTCTGGAAGTGCTGCGCCGCCTGCTCGAGCTGGCCGCGCTCGGGCTGGCCATCGCGGTGACGGTCCTGGTGTTCGCGAAGGTGGGCTCGCTTCAGCTGCGGTGGGCGCTGACGGCGGTGGCGCTGCTCGCGGTCACCCTGGACGCCGCGCTGCGGCCCCCGGCCGGCCGGCCGGCTGGTTAGCCATGGCGCTGACGGTTCCGGTGGTGTGCGGCCGGTGCCAGTCCCGGAACGTCGTCCCGCACTGCGAGACGTCACCGAACTGCCCGTGGATCCACTGCCAGGACTGCCGGCACGTCACCGGGATCGCGTTCGGGGAGCCCAGGGTCATCCCGGCGCTGCGGATGACAGGCGGCCGGTGAACGGCGACCCGGACCCCGAGCCGCCGCCCGAGGAGCCGTACACGCTACCCGGCACCACCCCGGCGTTCGAGCCCGCCACGCTGCCGAACCGGCCCGTCACCGCCACCGACGCTGCCCCGTTCATCCAGAAGATCATCGCGTAGCACAGAGGAGACGATGGCCCCCACCCCGCCCCGCGTGGTCTCCCTCCGCATCAGCGAGCCCGTGCTCAAAGACATCCTCCGCCTTGACGACCTCAGCCTCGCCGGCGCGTCCCTGGAACGCTCAGGCGACTGTGTGACCCTGGTCCTGTACGTGGAGCGGGCCGACGCCCCACCCGGCGCGACGGAGATGTGCCCGGTGTACCAGCGGGACACCGAAGTAGCCGACCCGGTGAGCATGACCGGCATCGGCTGGTACCGCAACGGGTTCCAGATCCGGCCACCAACCCCACCCGAGCCCGAGCCGCCCTCGGATGGGCTGGCGCGGCCCCGTGAGGCAGGCCGCCATGCCCGGTAGCGACTACATATGTCCCGAATGCCTGGCCGGGGACTGCGACGACGACCCGCAGGCATGCACGTCACGCAACTGCGGCTGCTGCGGCACCGCCCGCTGACCGCCCCCACGGGGCCACCCACACCGAACCGGAGGTGAGCCCGTGGGCGCATACGACCCGCAAGGACGCCTGATCTGGTGCCTGTCCGGCTCCGGGCAGCCCACCACCATCAACGCCGCGGGAAACTCCGGCGGCTGGGGCGACACCCCGCCGGCTGAGTACCCGTCGTCTGCGATCGACCTCGGCCGCGCGACAGACGTAACGATCATCGCCGCGGCCACCGGCATCACGGCGTCGCCGACGTGGACGGTCAGCCTCGACCTGTACGACAACCAGGGCAACCTGATCCCCGCCGTGCTGTCGCTGACCGCCGTGACGGCAGCGAACACCCCGAAGACGGCCTCGATCGGGCTGCACGGGCCAACAGCCGCCACGTACATGCCCCTGCCGCTCTGGGGCCGCATCTCGTGGACCCTCACCGGGTCTGGGGCTGCGGTGTCCGGGGCCGAGATCAGCGTCTGGGGGCGATGAGGGGTGGCCAGGACGATCGCAACGATCGGCGGGACAGCGGTCGCGCCGGGAGTCAGCCTCAACCGCCGCTGGTACACCCGGCCCGTCATCGCCGCGGCGGTGGCGAAAGCACAGGAGCGGATCAGCAGCGACGGCTTGCCGCTCACGATGCTCACCCACCACGGCGCCGATGACGATTCGACCCGCATTGTTGGCAAGGTCACGTCGATGTCGCTGGCCGAGGACGGTTCCGCCCGGTTCACCGCCGACATCGCTGACACCGAGCACGGCCGCACTATCGCGGCACTGGCCGACGATAGCGGCGACGGTGGCCCGTTCCTGAAGTCCATCAGCCTGCGCGGCGCGTGGGAGGGCAAGGTCAGCCGGGTCACCGGCCCGGACGGCAAGGCCGCCGAGCGGGGTGAGGGGCTGAGCTTCGACGGGTTCGACTTCACCAAGACACCCGGCGTGGGTGCCGCGAAGCTCGACACCTTCGCCTGGGCGGCGGACGGCCAGCAAGAAACCACCGAGCGCGTGCTCATCACCGAGTCAGTGGAGGGGACCGTGACGGTCACCGAGACCACCGAGGACACCACCACGGGCCAGGAGGCCCCGGCGCCACCCGCCGCCCCGCCAGAGGGCCTGCGGGAAACCCTGGCGGTGGTCCTCGGGCCAGTCCGCGAGGCCGACAACGCCACCCCGGCCATGTCCAAGCGCGGCTCGGGGATGTCCGGCGGGGGCCGGAAGTGGGCGGACCCGGGCTACCAGAGCGACAAGAAGCAGCGTTACGACATCACCACCAAAGCCAAGGCGCTCACGGCGTGGCGGTACATCAACCAGGCCAGCAAGGCGGCCAAATACTCCTCATCCCAGCTGAAGAACATCAAGGGCCGCATCCGGTCCGCCCTCAAGGGTTTCGGTGTGTCGGTGTCCACCGAGTCGGCCCCGGGCTGGGGGTTCGAGGAAGCCCACCAGATCAGCGAGCCGGTGGCCGAGTACTACGGCGACTCGTCCCGCGCCGGGTCGTGGTGCGTCTCCGCGTCCAACGGCCCGGTCAACCTGTCGCTGTCCTCGTACTGCATGGACCCCGCTGACCTGGATGTCATCATCCGGGCGGCGGCCGACGCCGCCTGCAAGGCGCTTGCCGCGCTCGACCCGGACATGGACGGCGACGTCGATGTCCCCGGTGTGGGAGACGGCTCCGACACCGACCATGACAGCGGCCACGAGTCCGCGGAGGACCCAGAACTCACCGAGGCCACCGGCCCCGGTCAGCCCGCCGACGCGCGGGAAACTACCAACGGAACGGAGGCTCCCGTGACCACGGAGGCAACCACCACCCAGGGCGGGAGCGCCCCGTCCACCACCACGGCACCCGCCGCAACCGGCGCGTCCGCCCCGGCGGCCACCGAGACGGCCCCGGCCGCGACCGAGACTCAGGAGCAGCGCGAGAAGCGGCTCATCGCCGAAGCCCTCAAGGCTGCCGGCGTCACGCCGCCCGTGGAGGAGACCCAGGAGCAGCGCGAGCAGCGGCTGATCGCCGAGGCTCTCAAGGCCGCCGGTGTCAGCCAGGCCGCCCCGGCTGCCCAGCCCACCCCGCCTGCACCCGCCACACCGGTCACCGAGACCGAGGAGCAGCGGATCGACCGCATGGTCGGCGAGCGCCTGGCCGCGGCCGGGCTCAAGCCGCCGGCCGAGGTCACCGAGGAGGAGAAGATCGACCGGATCGTCACCGAGCGGCTGCAGGGCATGGTCGCTGACGGCTCGATCCAGGTCCGCCGCTCTGGGCTGCTCGTCCGCGAGCACAACGTCCCCACCGGCGAGGCCGACAACCCCGGCAAGACCGAGGGTGAGCTGGCCAAGACCAGCGAGGACGAGTTTTTCGACTACGCCGGCGCGGCGCTGGTGAAGAACGCCGAGCACACCAGGGCGTTCGGCGGCAGCCGCTAACCGCACCATCCCCGGGCCGCGCCGGGCGCGTTCACCAGCGCCTGCGCGGCCTTCCGCACGCCAACCCTGACCGCCAGCGCTGAAACATGCCCTGGTGCCCCCGGGCGGAGACGGTCGCCAGTTCCCTCCAACCCGGAAGGAGTCACATACCGTGACTAGCCAGGTTCGTGAGGCGCTGACCGCTCTCGGCGCGTCTCCGTTCATCCAGAAGGTCATCGACCCTGTCCTGGTCGAGCTCCAGCGCCGGTACGCGCCGCTGGTGCGGTCCATCCCGTCCCAGCGGTGGACGACCGACGTCTACAACTTCAACCAGCGCACCACCGTCCCCGGCGGCGGTTTCGTCGTGGACGGCGGCTCCCGGCCGCTGACCTCCAGCACGTACGTGCAGAACAGCGTCCAGATGAAGCACATCCTGTCGGTGGGCGCTGTCACCGGCTACGCGGAGGCGATCACCTCCGACCTCATCGGGTCGCTGCGGCGCACAGAAATTATGGGCGCCACCCAGGGTTTCTACTGGGACGTGGAGACCGGCATCTGCTGGGGCAACGCCGCGTCCACGATGAACGGCGCGCAGCCGCAGTACGACGGCCTCGACACCCTCGTGTCCGACTTCACCTCCGGGTACTTCAACTCGGTCGACTTCGCGCACGGGACGTTCTCGCTGGGCACGATGGACAAACTGATCGACATCATCGCCCGCAACGCGAAGGTGCCGGTCGAGAACTCCAACTGGCAGTTCGTGCTGTCCACCACAGCCAAGAGCAAGGTCTCGCAGCTGCTGGTGAACCAGCAGCGGTTCGAGCAGGTCGAGATCGCCGCCGGCCTGGTCGTGGACACCTACCGCAACATCCCGATGGTGCCCACGTCGTTCCTGTCGCCGGCCGGGTACGCCATGGGCGCGGTCACCGCGACCACGGCGACCACGGGCGGGTCGATCCCGGCGTCTACCACGTTCTACTACAAGGTGGCGCCGGTCATCTCCCGCCAGGGCGAGGCGCTGCCTTCGGGTGAGGTCTCCCAGGCCACCGGGTCCGGGACCGGCACCAACATCATCACGCTCGCGTTCACCCCGCCGACCGGCGAGGACGGCCTCTCGGCGCAGCTGTACAAGGTGTACCGGGGCACGGCGTCGGGGAGCGAGTCGTTCCTCGGCTACGTGGACGCCTCGGTCGGCCTGATGTCCGATGGGGTGACCCCGATCCCGACCACGTCGATCATCGATACCGGCACGGCGCTGGTCCCGCAGAACGGCTCCACGGTGCCGGGGACGCTGCCCACGGCGTACTACGGGACGAACGCGAACCTGCTGCCCCCGGCGGCCGGGGACGAGTCGATCTACCTGATCAGCCGGGTCAAGAACAACGTGGTCCGGCCGTACGTGCGAGAAGCCAGGCCACTCGATGTGTATCCAACCACGGCCAGCCCGGACAGCCTGCCCTACGCACTTATCGGAGATACGTGCTTCGCGGTGCGTGCCTCCCGGTTCGTCGCACGGGCGGCCCGGGTCGCGGTGTCGCTGACCTCCTGACCCGGAGGCGCACCGGACACGCAGTGAGGGGGACCGCCCGGCCTTCGGGGGCCCGGACGGTCCCCCTCACTGCGCCCCACCCAGGAAGGAACCAGCATGAACGAGCCCACTGTCCCGCTCCGCAAGGCGTCGGGGGGCTGCTCGGTTCTCGGCTACATGTGGCCGGAAGACGGCGCGGTCGTGGACGTCGAATACGGCGACGCGATGACCCTGCTCGCCATCCAGGACGGGGATTTCACCGTCGCGGACGACGACTTGCCGAAGGTGAAGCCGGCCGCCGTCACCGAGCCCGGCCCGGAGGCGGACGTCACCGAGCCCGCACCCACAGCGGACGCCGGGGTGGCCGAGCCGAAGCAGGGCAGCAAGCCGCACCCGCGCAACGTCGGCCGCGGCACCACCACCAAGCGCTGAGACGTGCGGGGCGGCCGACTGGCCGGCCAAAGGGCAGGTAGCCAAACCGCTCCCGGGTGCGATACTCGCGCGCCCGGCCGCGGGGACGAGGTGTGAAGGGTTTCCAAGCAGAAGGCCAGTGGACCCGCCTGCCGCCGCCTCGCACACCACCGGGGGGTGAGCGGTGGCCGATGACGTCACCCCGCTGTGCTCGGTGGAGCAGTTCACAGCCGGCGCCTACGGCGACCTGGTCTCCGGCTACAACCCGGCCACTGTGGCGGATTACCTCGGCGAGGCCACCCGCAAATGCGAGGACATCACCGACCGCCGGCTCGCCCCGTTCACCGGCCTGACCGAAACCACCAGGGCGTCCGGGATCGACCCGGACGAGTACGGCGGGGTACAGGGGATGCCGGTCAGCATCCAGGCCACCCTCGGCCAGTCTGAGGCGTCCGCGCTGGGCATGACGAACCTGGTCCGGCACACGTGGCTGCGCCAGTACCCGCCGCGCTACCCGGACCTGTGGCTTCAGAACCCCACGATCCAGGTGCTGGTGATCCGCTCCTACGGCGGCATCCAGCCCATGACAACGGCACAGATCCTCGACGGCCCTGACGACACCGGGCACGTCTGGTTCCAGCTCGGCCAGTTCATCCCGGTCGGGTCGCGGATCCGGGTGACCTACCCGGGTGGCTACACCGTCGCTGTCCCCGGTTCGCTGAAGCGGGGGTGCGAGTACATCGCGGCGTCGATCGTGGTGCGGGAACTCGACCCGGACTCCACCAGCCACGACCCGGACCAGCTGTACGACACGGGCGTGCGTTGGCTCAGCGGCTATCACCGGGACGGGGGCTGCGGTGAGCGGGCCCGCTGACGCGGTGCAGCGCGAGGCGGACTGGCTGGCGACGGCCGGCGATTCACTGCCTGCCCTGCTGGCCCCGGACGGCCCGTGGCAGGTTGTGCAGGCGTACTGGCCGGGCGCCCGGTTCGCGGCGATGAAAACCGGCATCTACGTGCAGCGCCGCAAGGCTTCGGTGCCGAGGTTCGGCGGCCAGCGGCTGATGCCGAAGTACTCGTTTCTGCTGAAACTGGTGTGGCCGGCGAAGAATGTCACCGCCACGTCGGGGCTGGCCGAGGGCGCGCAGCAGGACTTTGACAACGCGATCGCGCTGCTGCTTCAGCGGATCGACGGCCTCCCGGGGGACAAAACCCACGGCGGCCGGTTCCTGTCCGTGGGCGAGACACCACCCGGCACCTACCCGACTGTGGACTTCGCCGACCCGGAGCAGACAATCCCGGTGCTGTCGGCGTTGCGGGCCACGGTCACCTACAACGCCGACGACCCGGAAATTCTCGGCTAGCCCGATCCCCAAGCGACCCGGGAGGCTCCCGTGCGCCAGCAACTGCCCGAAGACGCCGGCTACCCGCTGAACGTCAATGGTGTCGGCCCGGTCCACCCGGGCGACGTGTTCGACGCCCCGCTTCCCGTCCCGGGCTGCCGCCTGCTCGACCCGCCTCCGGCGCCAGACGGCGCGGACGGCCCGCAGGACGGCCCAGCGGACCCCGCCGCAGGTGACGGCGACGGCGGCGGCGTTCCCGAGCCCACAGGGCCGCAGGGCGACGGCGCGGACCCGGCCGCCGGGGACCCACCAGCAGAACGGGCTCCTGCCCGCCGCAACTCATCGAAGGGAGCGCGGGCATGAGTGGCGTGCTCAGCCGCCTGACCAAGCTTGGGATGGCCAAGGAAGACGACAACGGGGAGTACAAGATCCCATCGGTGTCGGTGCCGTGGAACACCGCCAAATACGTCGACATCACCGACCCGCTGCGGGACGAGTCGGTCCGCGCGAACGACGACGTCCTCCAGGCGCTCCAGCCGGGGGCGAAGAACACGACGTGGGAACTGGACATCAACTCCTACGCCGACTTCATCGGGCACCTGTTCGTCGGCATGGGCCTCTTCGACACCGTGGTTGCCGGTGTCTCCACGACCCTTTCGTCCGCGACCACGGCCGGGGCGACATCCATCTCGGTAGCCGTGACGATCCCACAGGGGTCCATCATCAAGGTCGGCACCGGCGCCGCCGTGGAGTACGCCACCACCGGCACACCGTCCGGCTCGGGGCCGTTCATCATCCCGGTCACCGGCGGCACCGGGGCGGGCCTGATCAGCGCCCACGGTTCCGGTGACCCGGTGGTGGGGCAGGCCACCCACACGTTCAAGCAGAACCGCACCTTCTCGACCGTGTGGCCGTCCTACTCGTTCACCACGAACGATGGCGTCGACATCCTCGGCTGGGCCGGGTGCGTCATGTCCGAACTCCAGGTGAAGATCGACCCGAAGGGCCTGATCACCCTCTCGCCGAAGTACGCCGGGATGCCCTCGGGCACCCAGGCCGATTTCATGTACGGCGCCAGCGCTGTGCAGCCGGCGCCGGGCTGGGCGTGGACCGTCACCAACGCCGGGGCGGCGTCCACCCGCGGCCTGACGATGGACATCACGTTCAAGCGCGCCCAGGAACTGATCCACGGCTCCACCGGCGAGCAGGGGCCGCGTGAGGTTTTCGCGGGCGCGCTGGAGATCGACGGCAGCTACAAGGCGATCTTCGAGTCCGACACCGACATCAACCTTTTCCGCAACTACACCCAGACGGTCACCACGCACACCATGTCGCAGCCGGTGAGTTTCGGCGGCGCGTCGGTGGCAGTGACCATGTCGCAGTCGGGCTACACGACCGGGGAGGTCGTCAACTCGGGCCCGTACCTGCAGCTTGACCAGAACGTCTCCGGCATCGCGAACGCGACCGATGGCGGGGTTACGTCCGTGGTGGTCAAGAACTTCGTTTCTAGCGCGTTCTGACCGGGATCGCCCCGGTCTTTCCTTACCTGAAGGGTGGCCAACTGTGCCTGGCTACGCTGCTCGAACCATCCGCCTCAACTTCGACCTGACCGAAGACCCGCAGAACGACCCCATCTGGGTCGTCATCAAAAACCCCAAGCTCCTGCCGCCGCAGATGTTCCGCAACAGCGGCGCCGCCGAACTTGAGGTGGACGAGGCGACCGGCCAGCCGAAGAACGCCGACGCCGCCGCTGACACCGGGGCGCAGATGGCCGGGCGGCTCATCGTCGCCTGGCGGGTCTACGACGCCACCACGTCGCCCGAGTTCGACCCGCAGACCGGCGAGGAACTGCCCGGCACCACGCAGGATCTTCTCCCGGCCCCCGCCGGGGGCAACGGTGTCCCGCCGGAGCAGTACGCCAAACTGCCAGGCGAGATCCAGATCAAGATCATGGAGACGATCGCGGAGGCGATAAACCCTTCCAAAGCCCAGAGTACGCAGAACTCCTCTGGGCAGCCGAATCCGCCTACGACGGAACTTGGCAGTCCGGAGCCCTCCCTCCAGAGCTAGCCGACTTCGAGGCGTGCCTCGCATTCAAGCTCTCGTGGCGGCAGTGGCACGAGGAGACACCGCTGTACATCCAGCGGGTGTTCAGCGACCTGCTCGGCATCCGGCGCAAGTGCGAGCGGCAGGCAGCGGAGCGTGCACGCCGGGGGTGAGCCATGCGGCTGCACGACCTGCCCGGCTACCTGCACATGCTCCAGGTCCGTGCAGGTGAGGCGGCGATCCCGGCGGCGAACGCGATGGGCCTCGACTACGAGGATGAGCTCAAACGGGTCCTGACCCGCCGCTCCCACGCGCCCGGGACCAGGACACCCGCGCCGCCGGGGACGCCGCCGGCGCGGGTGTCGGGGGCGCTGGCCGGGTCGGTGACCACCCGCCGTGCGACGACGCCGGTTGTGGCGACGGCGGTGTCGGGGCCGCGGCTGCCGCCGAGGGACTACGTCCAGGAGTACGGCGGGGAAATGTCGGCCCGGCCGGGCAATTTGATGCACTACATCTACGATGGCCCGCGCTACTCGGAGCACGTCGTGGTCCCGGCCAGGCCGTACGCCCGGCCAACGGCGCTGGCGATGATGGCAGACGGCCGGCTCGCCCAAGCCGCAGCCGACGCCTTCTACAAAGCCATGTGGGGCTGACAGGGCGGGGGTGACCCCCCCGTGACGATGCCCCCGATCGAGGAACGCTTTACTGCGGACTCGTCCGCATATATCCGTGCCCTCGAGGAGATGGAAGCAGCCGCTTCGGCGGCCGACGCCGCGAACGCGCGGCTCATCTCCGGGCTTCAGCACCTCCGGGACGTCCAGGCCGAACTCGCCGGGGCCGTCACCGAGGCCACGGGCGCGGTGGACCGCAGCACCGAAGCCGAAGACGCCGCCGCGGCGGCGGCGCAGGCGGCGGCGGAGCAGGCGCGTGCCCTCGCGCAGGCGGCCACCGAGACGACCACAGCCGAAGACGCCGCAGCCGAAGCGGCAGCCGCCGTCGCCCGGGAGGCGGCTGCCGCCGCGGCCGAGCAGGGGAACCTGCGGAACTCTTTCGTCAGCGAGGCCACGGCTGCCGAAGAGGCCGCCCGGGTGCTGGACGAGCTCGCGGTGGACGAGGACCGGCTCGCCCTCATGGCGGACGTCGCCGCGGGGGCGATCACGCGGCTCGACGAGGCCACGGCCATGTTCGCCGCCGGCGAGGACGCTGCTGCTGCCGCCGCTGGGCGGACGTCGGCGGCTCTCGCCGGGCAGGCTGGCGTCACCACCGGCAAAGCCGGCGCAACCGACGCCCTCGCCGGCGCTGTGGGCAAGCTCGCCGCCGCTGAGGAAGCAGCGAAGGTCAAGGCTGAGGCGTCCGCTGCCGCGCTCGCCGCCGAGGCTGAGGCGGCACGGGCGGCCGCGTCGGATTCGGGGGCGCTATCCCAGGCGGCGCTGCTGCTCGGCGTGTCCGAGGGTGAGCTTGCGGGGGCGCTGCACGCCACGGCGGACGACGCCGACGCCTCGGAGACAGCGATCCGGTCGCTGGCCGAGGCCGCGGCCCTGCTCGGGGTGTCCCAGCAGACCCTGTCCGAAGCTTTGCAGTCCACCGGCAATGCCCTGGACACCGAAGCCGCTGGTGCGAGCAAGGCGGCGGCGGCGTCCCGGTTCTTCTGGCTGACAGCCAACCAATGGCACTGGGTGCTCGGGGTGTCGGCCGAGATTCTGGCGGTCACGGTCCCGGCGATGATCGCCCTCGGCGCAGCGATGGACGTCGCCGCGCAAGGCGCCCAGATGACCGAGCAGCACATGGTCGCGCTGTGGACCGCGTGTGAGGCCACCGGCAACCAGTTCGGCATCTCGGCGGGGCAGGCGCTCGGGTTCCGGGACGCGCTGCAGGCGGCGCAGGACAAGGCCAACGCCCAGGTCTATGAGGCGCTCGGCGGGGCGCTCGACGCCGTGGGCGGCAAGTTCTCAAGCTTCGCCGCCGGGGCTGACCAGTCGCTGACGAAGGTCAGCACCGGGTTCACCGGCCTCGCGGCCACCGGCAACCAGGTGCTCGACCAGTTCGACATCTTCGTGGCCCATTTCCAGTACGACATGGTCACCGGGTTCGGGCAGACGGTGTCGGGGCTGCTGGCCAGCATGGTGCCCGACCTCACCGAACTGAGCCAGGTGCTCGGCAACTTCGGCCACCTAACCCTCAACGTCGCCGCCGACATGCCCGGCCTGGCCGAGGCGCTGCTGAAGATCCTCGACGCCATCACCCGCCTCGCTGTCGCCGCGACCAGCCTGGGGAACTTCTCCCACTACCTGATCCTGGTCGCCCTCGGCGCGGAAGAGTTCTACCGCTGGGGCGGCCTGCTGGTCACCATGCTCGGCAAACTGGGGCTGGCGACCAGCATCGCCACCGATGGCATGTCCAAAGGCGCGGTCATCGTCGCGAAGTTCGCCAACGTCTTCGCCACCATCGCCGGCATCCTGCCCCGGGCCGCGGCCGCCCTGCTCAGCTTCACCGGCACCGCCATCACCAAACTCGGGAACCTGGCCACCGGGGCGGAGAACGCCGGCGGGGCCTTCTCCCGGATGGGTGCGCAGTTCGCGGCGGTCGCCGAGGACACCTTGATGCTGGCGTGGGTCGGCGCCGGGATCGTCGCAATCGCCGCCCTCGGCGTCGTCCTCGCGCACGTGGAGACCGACGCGCAGCGGTTCGCTGACGGGGTCGACAAGGCGGTCGCCGCCGCGTCCAACCTCACGGTGATGAACACCCTCGCCAACGCGATCGGGTCGGCCACCACCAAGCTAAACCAGCAGGCCGCGGTCCTGCGCGGCTACCCGCCGGTCGTGCAGTCCACCTCCCTGGCGTTCGGGTTCATGGGCACCTCCGCCGGGGTCGCCGCCACCAAGAACACCGCCCTCGCCGGGGCTGTGGGGCTCGCGTCGATGGCTTTGCACGCCATCGGGATCAACGCCCTGCAAGCCGGCCAGGAGCAGATGCAGCTCTCGCAGGCCCAGCAGAAGTGGATCGCCGAGTCGGAGAACGTCGTGCAGGGCGCGGCGATGATCTCCCGCGAGTACGGCGTCAACTTCGTCGGCGCGCTCGAACTGGCGCAAACCGCCGGGGTGCACCTCACCCAGGGTCTCGCCGGGATGAGCGAGGAAGCGGTCACCAACCGGATCCGCATCGCGGACCTGGTCGCCGGCTACCAGGCGATGGGGCAGAACTCGTCCGCGATCTCGTCCGACATGGAAGACCTCGCCGTCCAGTCGGGGCTCGCCGCCACGAAAGTGCAGCAGCTTTCCCAGGCGATGCAGCAGTACAACGCCAACCTCGCCGGCGGCACCGGGGACGTCGCCGGGTTCGCGCAGTCGCTGGCCCAGATCGGGATCAAAGCCGGGTCAGCGTCCAGGGGTGTCGGTGACCTGGGCAAGGCGTCGTCGATCAACCTGCCGAAGGTGAACCAGTTCGCCCAGGCGCTCGCCAAAGGGCCGGTCGGCGCGCAGC